GAGCGGGTCAAGGTTAGACACCATCCGCGTTACGACAGATGCCATAGCGTCGGGTCTGGTGCCTCGCGGGAAGATGCGTTTCATCGCTCGGATGCCCTCACCCGTCCAGCCCATTGCTTCCATTCGTAGGCGTATTCGACATTCTGGTATTCATCGAACCACGGGCCACCCTCGGTGAAATGCACGCAGGTCGGGTCAGGAACCTGCGCCCGTGTGTGCCAGCCCTCAAGGTAATTAAAAGTCGGCGGCAACGCACCAATGTGCCGGTCATTCACCCACATGAACCGATGCAGGTACATCCCGGTTTCGCTGTTCACGATTTCGGGTGTCAGCCCACCCATTGACGGATGGCTGCAATTGAACCACATAAACGACGACCAGTTTTTGCGCGGGTATTGGCGCTGTACCTGCCCGTCCATCTTTGTCAGGGATGTGGGTTTGTAGTCGTGCTGGACACACCACACGGCAACATCAGGATTGTTGAAGTCGAGCAACGGTTTCAGACTGTGCCGTACCAGAAAGTCACAGTCCATAAACAAGGCATTGCCTCTGAAGTTGCATAGCGCAGGCACAAGGAACCGGCTGAAACTAAACTCCGTGGATGAAAACGGGTCTGGTTCGCGCCAATACATCCCCATTTCCCGCAGGTCATCCAGTCGAAGTGCAACAACCTCTGCCTCCATGTGTTCCAGAATGGACGCACGGGCCACCTCGTAGGCGATGTCCTCGCGGCTATCGTATCCGATGAAGATTTTCAAAACGGCAAATCCTCATCGTCGTTGAACTTCTCGGGGTTTTGCTCTGCCATCGTCTTGGGACGCGCAGCCTGCTTCGGCTCAAACTTGAGCGACATAAAAGCATCGCCGGTCTTACTGCTGCGCTTAATCCACGCGCTGATGTTGAGGTCGATATTGTTAAGAACGGCAGAGCCGCGATAATCGGGGGCTTTTTCGTTGCCGCGCTTATCGTTCTTAAACAAAACGCCACGGTTGTTGTTATCGTACTGCTTGTTCACAGGGTCACCTTTTCTAGTTTGTTAAGTTTGTCGTCCAACTCTTGCAGGAAAGTAGTTACCTCCTGTTCAAGCATCTTGATGTAGTCGTTATCACGCGGGACGCGCACGACTAACAGTTGCAGCCGCTCGGGCAGGCGCGGGTCGTAGGACACGAAATCGCACCACGGCTTACCGGCACACGCCATCTGCCATTGCATCTGCGTCACATACTTCTGCGGCGGCTTGCCGTCGAAGATGTATTCCAGATGGGTCGCGGTGTTCGGGCATTTGATTTCCACCAGCCCATCCTCGGCCAACCCGTCAGGGCTGGCACCAGACATCGCAACGGTCGGGTGGTCAATGAAGCCGACATCCTCAACCAGTATCCCGGTCTTTGCGGCGTAGGCGGCTTTGGCGTTCGGCTCCTGCTCTGTCCCCCACTCCATCGCGGCGTTGCTGAACGAGGATGCCTTCTGACCCGTCAGCCGCTCAACCACAAGGTCAGCCATGTAGTTGGCGCGACCTGCGCCATAGCCGGTCTTGGTCTTGGCGATGACATCCGCAACGCGGGAGGCTGTGACCTTGCCAAGCCTTGCCGCAAACCAGTCGTCTGTACGCTGTTCCATCATATTTTTAATACCTTTTCAATAAATGATGCTGTCAATGGAACTTGTCCATCCGGTAATTCTTCGTACAAATCACAACGGTCGTATGCGCTTACGGGTCGTTGCTTTGCTTTTATGTATGGCGGCCAAGCAAACGCGCAAAATCCTTCGTCGTCTTTTTTCTCAACATAAAAAATGCAACTTCCGCAACACCGTTCCCCTTGATGTTTGCTCATGTCGTACCCCCGTTGCCCAACTCCCTTTTGCGTGCGCTGAACGCATCCATGTGCGTTGCGCGGATGGCGGGGTCAAGTGATTTGAACAAGGTAACAAGCGCAGCCGCGTCAGTCACAGACGCAATCTGCGCCAGCACTTCGGGGTTAGGCTCGACCTTTTCCGACTCTGGCAAGTCCTCACCCGCGTAGATGTAAAGCCCAAGCCCGTGCATGGCGATGGCTTTAGCAAGACAACGCATCGTCGCGGTGTTCACGGCAAACGCATCGGGGTCAACGATGGCGCGGTTGCGGTTGTCCATGACGGGCAAAATGCAGGTCTTGATGTTGCCCTTGATTTCAACGCTGACCTTGACCATTGCCGTGCCGTTTCGCAGGTACATCACGGGGCTATCGTTCCACTCATGCGCCGTCCATTGTGCGCCGGGGTCAACCTTCAGCACTTCAGCCCACGCCCACGCCCATGACAGGTAAGACAGGTTGCCTTTCTTTTCAACATGGTCGTTGACATTGATTTTTAGAAGGTCTGACATTTGCTTTCCTCAATCATTCGTTTAAGTTCTCGCCGCAGTTCGTTGTGGCGGTCGATATCGGCTTGCGTCCAAGTGAGGATGACCGGCTCGGTGTAGTACCGGCGTTCCTCGCATTCGCGTTGCTGTTGCCAGTCGTCCATCAGAAAGTCCTCACAGCAAGCCACGCGAGGGCGGCAAACATGACGAACGAAAACAGGTACAGGCCAATGGTTTTCATATTGAATTCCTCGCCATGTGCAGGGCTTGGAACATCAGCCGTTGGTTGGTTCTAGCGCAAATAACAAACGCTGCACGGATGTCTGCGTGCGCTCTTGCGTGCTTCATCGCAAGGTCGCGTGCTGCTCGAGATTCACCTGCTGCGATTGCCCAGCGGATTGCGGGGGGCAGGTGTTGGGGGATGGGTCGCATATCTGTTGCTCCGGTTGCCGGTCGTTTGTGACCGTGGAGCCATGATGCGCTTGCTGTTAACCGATGTCAACAGCCTCTTGCATTTATTTTTACCATCGTTAACTTACCGCTTCATGGACATCCAAGCCGCCCTAGCCGTTACCGGTAGCAAAGCCGCCCTCGCTCGAAAACTTGGGGTTAGCCGTCCGGCTGTCTCACGGTGGGTCAAGGCAGGGAAACTGCCTGCTATGCGGGTATGGCAATGGAAGGCTCTAGAAGCCGTCACCCCGCCGATTACAGCCGATTCTACGCCTACCCCCGGCTGACCCCTGCCCCGGCTGTAAAGCCGCTATAAGCGATTCTGCGACCCCCAGAAACGACAAACCCCCGCACATGGCGGGGGCTTGACGGGGCGGGGGGAATGCCCTTACGCTTCAGATGCGAAATGAGCGTGGGATGGACAGTACCGGACAACCCCGGACTAGTCAAGCCTACGCTGGACGCTCGGTGTAGGGAAAACTCCCATAGGCTCGTAGGGGAAGAACGCGGAGCCGCACTTAAATCCGTACAGAGGCCGCCGATTTACGGACACGCAGCGCAGAGTCGGGAAGCGTGTAGGCGAACGGGGAAACCCGTCAAAAGTTGCCGACAACGGATGGCTCCGTCAGTCATCTCCCGTGCGAGTGAACTAGGCCGAATTGCGCCTATTCACCGCACGGATTCACCATCAGTCATCGTGCTTTCAGAGACTCTTTCAAACCTCCTTGACCATCGAAAATCCTTGAATCCAAGAAGCCTGAACTAAAGTTGTTGCATTAACCTCCGTAAACAGTTACGCTTGTCTTGTCTAACCACAGAGAGGTTTAACCACAAATGCTGTCAAATGCTCAACAAGCGTTAAATTTTTTTGAACAAAAAAATGAAGATAGCGAATATGTGGTGAGAAAAATTGAAAATTCTAACACGAAGGAATTAATCCTAAATTTTCATTACGCTCGCCGTATGCCTTCAATTTCATTTGCATATGGATTGTTTTTGAATGGCGAATTAGAAGGAGTTGTTACTTTTGGACAACCTGCATCACCAAGAGTTTGCGATGGTATTGCAGGAAAAGAAAACGCTCGTTTGGTTTTGGAATTAAACAGATTGGTTTTGCGAAACAATCGTAAAAACGAAGCAAGTAGATTAGTTGGGCAAGCATTAAGAATGTTGCCTAAACCAAAAATTATTATTTCTTATGCAGATACGGCCCAAAAACATTTGGGAGTTGTATATCAAGCAACAAATTTCGACTATTACGGTTTGTCTGAAATTCGTACAGACAGGGTTTTTATAGATGGCACAAAACAAAAACATGGACGCCATGTGATTAGCACAGACATTGAAAATTTACACGAAAGAACAAAATTAGTTGAGCGCCCAAGAAAACACAGGTATGTAAAAATAATTGCAAACAAAACAATTCAAAAACGATTAATGCAACAAATTAAATACGAAAAAAAGCGATACCCTAAAAATTGAAACCACAGAGAGGTTTTTATGCACGAACTAGACGAAGCGGCTTGGGAACAATGGGTGGCTTACCGCAAAGCCATTCGCAAAACCATCAAACCCGCATCCGAACACGCGATGAA